GTTCAACTATCGTCCTGATTTTAATCTATTACAGGACCCGTTTGCTAACCAGTGGCTTAAAGACTATGCCCTTGCAACCTGCAAGATGATGCTAGGAGAAGCTCGTGAAAAATTCAATCAAATTGCCAGCCCACAAGGCGGTACAAGTTTAAACGGTACTGCATTAAAGGGCGAGGGCAAAGCCGAAATGGAAACATTAGAGCTGGATCTAATAAACTACAAAGACGGTGGAACACCACTTACATTTGTAATTGGCTAAAAAATTATTGACAATTATACAGAATTATAGTAAATTATAGTATCACAAGGAGATGCTATGATTATCGGATTCGTGGGTTTTATTGGCTCAGGCAAAGACACTGCCGCAGATTATTTGGTTAACTTTCACGGATTTCGCCGAGACTCATTTGCAAACACTCTTAAAGATGCAGTGGCCGCAGTGTTTGGTTGGGATCGCACACTTCTAGAAGGTCGCACATCAGAAGCCCGCGAATGGCGCGAACAGGTAGATCCTTGGTGGTCAGAACGCCTAAACATGCCACACTTAACTCCGAGATGGGTTCTCCAATATTGGGGAACTGAAGTATGCCGACAAGGCTTTCACGATGATATTTGGATTGCATCAGTAGAAAACAAAATGCGTAAAACTACAGATAATATTGTAATCAGTGATGTGCGATTTCCCAACGAAATAAAAGCCATACATAGTGCAGGTGGTATTGTAGTTAGAGTACAACGTGGTCCTTTGCCGCATTGGTACGATGTTGCTATTCAAGCAAACAAAGGTTCAGAGAGCGCACAAAATTTCTTAAAGAACGAAAAAATTCATACCAGCGAAACTGCATGGGTTGGTTGCAAAATTGATCACGTAGTTCACAACGATCGTAGTATTGATTCTCTGTTTGCTGAAATTAAAAATCTGGTTTCAAATCGCCCTGCCGCCACGGTAGCTTGAGTTTGTGAAGTATGCGTTGACAGTTAGCACATACAGATTTTAAATTTGTATATCTGCAATTAGATGGATTGCCGTCTACATAATATACATTAAACTGTTCAGCATACTTTGAACTATAGTTACACTTATCGCAGACTGCTTTCTTTTTGTAGCCAGCTAACTTCCACTTAGGAGTTCCGTCTCCTCGATTATTAGCACAATGATCGCATTTTGACCTGTAGAAAGCACGACCTTCTTTGTAGTAGTTGATTGCAACAGGCCTCTGCCCACATAGTTTACATAAATTTCTCATATCCCGCCCTTTTTACGCCCTTTTACAATAGTATTTAACCAGGTGGTTTTGTCATCATCTTGGTAAATAACTCAAGTAATCCATATAGGAGACAGTAGAAATGGCAACATTGAATTCACCAGGCATACAAGTAAGCGTTATTGACGAGAGTTTTTATACTCCCTCAGCCCCCGGCACAGTGCCGATGCTATTTGTAGCTACACAAGAAGATAAAACAAATCCTAGCGGAACAACCGCATTAGGAACAACCGCAGCCAATGCAGGTAAAGTATGGTTAATCACTAGTCAACGTGATCTAACAGATACATTTGGAACACCGTTGTTCTATACTGACAACAGTGGCAATCCGTTACACGGTAATGAGTTAAACGAATATGGACTTCAAGCAGCCTATAGCGCATTGGGCGTAAGTTCACGTGCATACATTGTTCGTGCAGATTTAGATCTAGCGGCATTAACACCTACTAGCACTGAACCAATTGGTCAACCAGTTGGCGGCACTTACTGGGTTGATACAGCATCCAGTCTATTTGGAGTTAAAGAATGGAATTCTAGCACACAAAGATTTAGTGTTAAAACTCCACTTGTGTTAGATGACAGCTCTCCAACCTCAAGTTTTGACGGGGCGTGGCCAGCAGCATCAGTTGGGCAAATTGGAGATTATGCTGTGGTATTAACTAACAGCAATGAAAATTACCTATACTACAAAAAAGCAAACAATGACTGGGCAGAAGTTACTGATGCGTTTGAGGCTGGAAAAGAATTACAGATTAGTCCACATTATACATACCCAACATTTAGTAGTAGTACTAGTACTTTAACGGGCAGTGTTTGGGTAACTACTACAACTCCTACAAATGGAGCCAACTGGTCAATCAAATTATTCAACAGTTCAAGCCAGTCTTGGACTACAGTTACTTCTCCAATTTACCCTAGCATTGTTAACGCTAACTATGCATTAGATCCTGCTGGTGGCGGTAAAAACATTGCAGTAGGTACTGTGTTTATTGAATCTAATTATAATCACGATCTACTTGATGTTGCTAGTTTTAAAATATGGAGAAAAACAGCTACGGGTCCTACAGTTGTTACTAGTAACGTAAGCAATTCAGTATTAGGAAGTACTAGCACATTTACAGTAAGAGAAACACTGTTATCTGGTGCATGGTCAAGCGTTAGAACTGTAACTCTAAATACTGGTACAATTGGTTCACAGATTCCAGCAGCTTTATCTGCACAGGGATTAACTTATGTTACTGCAACTTGGGACAGCTTAACTAACGTATTAACAATGACACATACAAGTGGCGGCGCAATTGAATTGTATACTGGTCCTGATGATGTACTAGGGGGATTCTTTACTATTGCTTCTACTAGCACCAACGACACGGCGAATGTATTTGCAGCACCAACTGCTGATTTTACAACAGGAACTACACCGTTCACTTATATTGTCACTTCATGGAAGCCACTTGCATATGAAGCAAGGGCAGATGCTCCTTCTACAACACCTGCAGATGGTAGTATGTGGTACAGTAGTGTAGTTGACGAAGTTGACATTTTAATTCATAATGGAACTACATGGGTAGGCATGAATTCAACTAGCAGTCAATATGTTAGCGCAGGTCTTGATCCGTTAGGTCCAATAGTTAGCGCTACTGAGCCAGATAGAAACACTGGACAATCAGATGGAACCGCACTAGTTGCCGGAGATATTTGGATTGATACTAGTGATATCGATGCATACGGAAGAAACATTTATGTGTACTCTGGTACAGCTTGGGTACAGCAAGACGTTACTGATCAATCAACACCAGACGGTTGGTTATTTGCTGATGCACGTTGGGCAACTGCCGGTGCTACAGCTGACGCAAGCTCTATTGTAGATCTACTAACAAGCAATTATCTGGACCCCGATACACCTGATCCTGCATTATACCCACGCGGTATGCACCTATGGAATACACGTCGAAGCGGTTTCAATGTTAAAAGATATACTTCAGGTCATATTAATGTTAACACAACAAATCCTAGACAGGCCAATGCATCAATGGCAGCTTATGAGCCAGACCGTTGGGTATCGCAAAATGCGGTAGCAGAAGATGGTGGTCCGCGATTTGGCCGCCTAGGTCAGCGAGCACAAGTTGTCGAAACACTGAAGGCATTAATTGATGCCAATGCAGCAATCCGTGACAATGATACATTAGGATTTAACCTAATGGCTACTCCTGGTTATCCTGAAGTAATTCAAAACATGATTGGACTTAACACTGATCGCGGTATTACAGCGTTTGTTGTTGGTGATACACCATTCCGTTTAGAACCTACTGGGACAAAATTAAGCGAGTGGGGTTTAAATACAAATGGTGCATTAGATAACGGTGATGTAGGTGCTACTAGCTTTGATGAATACATGGCCATGTACTACCCAAGTGGTTACACAAATGACAATACAGGTAACAACATTGTTGTTCCGGCAAGTCACATGATGTTACGCACTATTATTAATAGTGATGCTAAGAGCTATCCATGGTTTGCACCTGCTGGTACAAGACGTGGCGGTGTTGACAATGCTACAGCAGTTGGTTATATTAATGCAGAAGGCGAATTTAAGTCTACAGCATTACATCAAGGTCTTCGTGATGTATTGCAAGATCCACGTATTGCAATTAACCCAATTGCTACTTTGACTGGTGTCGGCGTTTTAGCCTACGGTCAACGTACTCGTGCTAGAAATGCCAGTGCATTAGACAGAATTAACGTTGCTCGTTTAGTCTGCTATCTACGCAAACAATTAGACGTTCTTGCAAGACCATTCTTGTTTGAACCTAACGATGCTCAGACACGTCGTGAGATTAAAGCAGCAGCCGAAAGCCTAATGCTTGAATTAGTGGGCCAACGAGCACTATATGACTATGTCATAGTCTGTGATGAAACAAACAATACTCCTTCTAGAATTGATAGAAACGAGTTGTATGTTGATATTGCTATTGAGCCAGTAAAAGCTATTGAATACATTTATATTCCATTACGCTTGAAAAATACTGGTGACATTGCAGCCGGACTATAATAGGTAAATACAAAGAATAAGGAGCATTAATATATGCCAATCGCAAGTTTATCAAGATTCACAGTTCCACTAAGCGGCACCCAAGCAGCCACTACCCAGGGACTGTTGATGCCAAAACTAAAGTATCGCTTTCGTGTTACTTTAGATAGCTTTGGTGTTGGCGGAACTCCGTCAACTGAGTTAACCAAGCAAGTTATGAACGTTAGTCGTCCTGAAGTTAGTTTTGAAGAAATTAAATTACCTGTATATAACAGTACAGTTAAGTTACTAGGCAAACATAATTTTGCCGATGCAAAATTAACAATCCGTGATGATGCATCTGGCGTTGTTAGTCGCAAAGTTGGTGAGCAATTACAGAAGCAATTTGACTTCTTTGAACAAAGCGGTGCTGCTAGCGGCATTGATTATAAGTTTAGAATGCGAGTTGAAATGCTCGACGGCGGCAATGGTGCATTTGAACCAGTGACCCTAGAAAGTTTTGAATTTTTAGGATGCTTTATCAAACAGGCTACTTACCAAGGTGGCGACTATGCTGATGCAACGAATCCGATGGATATTGCATTAACTATCACTTATGATAATGCTATTCAACTAGATGCGCCAGGCGGCGCTGCTAGTGGTATTGGATTAGATGTAGGTCGTGTAGTAAGACCAGCAGGCGCACAAGGACTAGCTACGGGTGGATAATAACTAAATTATCTCTAAAAAAGCTCGGCATAAAAACCCGGGCTTTTTATTTGACTAAATATTTGTATGAGTAACGCATTTACTAACTATCTATCCGGTACCGGATATACCAAGGGATATCCTAATTTAAAAGACTATCAACATGCTAGTCGACTTTACGTTGACGAAAATTATGCATATTCTCCTAAATTAGGTTTTCTTTATTACGTAGTATTCAACATTAATCCGGCTGCTATTATAGATCAACAATGGCGTGAAACTGGTGCAATGGATGTCGGATTATTAGTTAAGAAGGTTGATCTTCCTAAATTTACAATCGCTACCGAAACATTAAATCAATATAATAGAAAAACGGTAGTACCTACTAAACTAACCTATACTCCAGTCAGCCTAGATTTTCATGATGATAATTTTGATATTATCAACAAACTATGGATTAACTATTATAAACATTATTTTGCAGACAGTAATTATGGAACCACAGGTGAAGTACCGATAGAATTTAGAGATACTAAGTATGGTGAAACGGACTATCAATATGGTATCTATAATAACAATGTTAGCGTGCCTTTCTTTACCTCAATAGAAATTTACAGTCTACATCAACAAAATTTCACTCAGGTAACTTTAATTAATCCTAAGATTACAGAATGGGCACACGACTCATTAAATCAAAGTGAAGGCAGCAAGATCATGCAGAATAGAATGTCCGTTGCCTATGAAAACGTACTGTATGATTACGGGCAGATTATTCCAGGAACCGATCCGCCACAGTTCAC